ATGCGATATTGTAGCTAGGTGATGTAGTGTAAGCATCTTGTAATTTCTTCATTAATCCATCAAAAGAACTATATCCACTAGCTCCAGCGATAGATCCTGAGAAGTTACCTTGCCATAAGTTGAACTCGATTTGCTCAGAGATCTTAGCAGCTAAGTAAGTCAATAAAAAGTCAGCAAAGTTAGCAGGGATAACATCATTGATGAAACCTCTTCCAGTTTGCATAGCCTCCCAGTCTTGAGCAAATTGATCCTTACATACTTCAATGTTAGTCATCAAGTCAGTCACTTGCAATACTGCCTCAGCCAAAGTCAAAGCAGATGATCCAGTGCTGAAATTACAACCGGCAGCTTGAACTAAGTTAGCAGAAGATAACTTCTTTAATACAGCTTTAAATTTTACATTTTCTTTAACTGTCACATAGCGGTTAGCGATGGTGTCTCCAGTCAAAAGAGCAGCATGAATGTAGGGTAAAGCTAATTCCCCAGCATATGTGCTTGATGAGATTGTTAATGTACTCATTATTTCTATTTATTAAATTATTTGTTTGCGATTATTGCCTTAATTCTATCAGCTGCACTGTTGTAAGAGGTCATTGGTTTTACCTCTTTCTTAATTGCAGTCTGCTTAACAGATACAGCAGCAGCTTGATTTGATAATGCAGAGTAGGCAGCCTTAACAGTGTCAAGCTCCTTACTTACTTCTGCCATCTCAAGCTCTACTAAAGCATTCACTGCATCATCTACATATTGCTTTGTCAATACCTCAGCCTCTGCTTGAGCTTCTGCTACTACTTCCTCTTCGGGTTTTTCAACCTCCGCTGGCACAATAGCTGATACTTTGCCCTCAACCACTGAGATAATAGATCCATCAGCAGCATTATAGTCACCATCAGCAAGAGCCACAGGATTACCATCAGCATCCTTAGTGTATATTTCAACACCCAAATCCCAGCTCTCAGCCGGAGTAAAAATGATTGTCCCATCTTCTAGTGCTACCTCTTGCATAAATTTAAGAGCCTCTGCAGTCTCCTCTTTAGTTACCTCAGTAGACTCCTCCACTGATAGCTTGATGTTATGTGCTGAAAGCTTCTCCTGAGCTTTAGCAATGATTTGAAAAATGCGGTCTTTAACTTCCATGTTTTCTGTTATTGGTTCTTAGTATATTTTACTTGCCTCTTTTTTCAAATATCTTCTCAATGACTGATAGACCTAGTCCACCCCCAGCTATTAAACATAGTGAACTGAACATAAACTCAGGACAGATCTTGTTGTCATCTGCAGCAGTTGCTATGAATGCAAGCACTATGACTGCAGCAGTACAGACTAAAGCAGCAAATCTCTTGCTGCTCATGTCATCATTAGCACTGATAAGCTTTTTCATGATCTCTCTCATGGATGCTCTAAGATGTTTAGGTCCTCAATCATCTGATCTAGTATCTTCTCTACTTGATACTCATCCATCATCTTCTCCTCATTCTCTAAAAAGTACCCCTCAAGAGACCATCCTTTAAAGACTCCATTCTTTACATCTTGCCACAAGCCATCATCTTCTACATGACCTCCGATATACCAGGTACCGATGGGTGTGGTAAAGCCTAAAGCTGCTGACTTATCTTTCTCAGCATCCGCTTGTATCCATGTCTCTACTATGTTCACCCCTTGTACCGGGATGGCATGCTCTAAGTTAGTGTATTGATGCATGCTATTTCTCATGTACTTCTGAGCTATAGTCTTAATAGTCTCAGCTTTATAGGTAGCCATCCACTCTTCCTTAGTCTTATCATTGTACCTATAGATCAGTTGGTCAGGGATCATCACTGGACCATATAGCATCCTCTGCTCTCCGCTTTCTACTGCTGCGAACTTTAACTCCTCACCTTTCTCTTGTGCAGATAGTGCTATCCAATTAACCATGATTGCTGGATTTTCTACAAGTGACATGCAGTATACTCCAGTCTTTTGATCATCCTCATTGATTACATACTCAATGATTTTCATTTTATTCTTTTCCATAGTATTAACCTCCTCCTAGTATAGATGCTGTGTTTTTTATTTTAAATTCTGCCTGCTGTGCAGAGCTGACTTGACCAGCAAGTACATAGCTTTGTATGGGTGCTGTATTAGTATTCCCTTGAATAGCTGACAAATTCAAAGCAGCTGGAGATTGCCCTCCTCCACCACCTCCTGATAAGTTAGGAGATGGAGATGTACCTCCAGGTGCAGTAGATGATTGATATTTAGTAGCTGCTATCTTTGCTATATTAGCAAGACCAGTAGCAGTTACAAAAGCAAGTGATGCTATACCGGCTGGATTAGGAGCTGGTCCAATAGCTACTGGAGCTGCTGCCAAAGATGAGTTGATACCTCTTGCTAGGTCAATGATAGCTCCAGCAAGTTGCATCTTTTTATTAAATTCAAATTGTTTCTTAGCTAGTACCTCATAAGCAGCTGCACCCTCTTTAGTCTCTCTGTCTATTCTGCTCATCTTAGTGGCAAAATATGCAGCTCCTACATTAGCGATAGCCTCCTCTCCCTCTTTAGCTAGTTTAAGTGCAGCATCTCTAGCAGCAAATTTTTTAGCTCTTAACTTCTCTTCATTTTCAATCTGATGCTGAGTCTCAATATCTGACCTTTCCAGCCTAGCATTGAATACCTCTTTCTCTACTTCATTGAGATCAGCTACTAGACTTTTCTTTTCTCCATGTAATTCTACAGCATTAGCTCTCTCTTTATCTGTCAGGGCTTGAGACATGGCAGCATTCTTATCAGCTACCTCTGCAGCTAGTGCAATATCATCTTCTGCTTGCTCCTGATTGTACTGAGCTAGGATTTTATTCCTATCAATTTTTTCATCTACTACTTTTTTGGTAGTCTCTTTCTGAGTTTTGACAGTGCTTTCTTTTGTCTTTTCATTTGATTTGACAGTGAACTTATCTAGCTCTAATTGAGTGGATGATATCTTAGCTATAGAGTCATTGATCAGTTTACTGGTAGCATCAATATCTGCTTTAATCTTTTCTACTTGACCAGTCTCTAAGTTGCCTATTTTTTCAATCTCTTGATAGTTAGCATAGGCAGCAGCACCTCCAGCATTCCTTGCTTCTTGTTGAGCTTTTGCTATCTTGTTCTGATTTTCTACTCTTGCTTGTTCAGCTGCTGCTAAATCATTTTCAAGTTGTAGTCTTTTTTCAAATAATGGCTGTAAAGTTTTCTCTCTAGCTTGTATCTCATACTTTAAAAAGAGAGCTTTGTTTACATTACTAAGAGCTGCACTTAGTTTATCATTACTTATAGTCTCTGCATTGATATTACCTAGATAATCAGGATAAGTCTTTTTTAACTCATTGATGATTGCTACTCTTTTCTCTTGTGATAGATTAGCATCATTCAATAAAGCTTTATTCTTTTCTAAAGATACCAGCTCACCACTGATAGCTTTATTCATTTCAGCTGTTATCTCTGCATTGAGCTTTTGTGCTTGATTAGTTTTGAAGATGGCAGCTGTTATCTCATCCCAGTACATTACCACACCAGCCAAAACTCCTCCCAGTAACATGATAGGATTAGTGATAATGGTTGCACCTATATCTACTAAAGCACTACCTGCAGCAGATAGACCATCTTTCAACATTCCAAAATTGATTGAGGCTACATTGACCCCCATCCTTTTGATTGACTCACTAAAACCCTCAAGATCTAGCTCCATGAGCTGACCTCTTGCTATAGATAAATTGTTACCAAAGTTGCTTATTGCTGGACCAGCTTGTGAATTTACAGCCTCCTTGACATCTTTCATTCTATCTCTCAGCTCTCCAGCTTTCTGAGATAACTTGATAAATTCATCTGAGCCAGCACTTAGTCCGATCATCTGATCCTGGACTGCTTTCAGCTCTTGCTTAATACCTTTTAAACCACTTACTATTTCATCAGCCATACTATTCCGCTTATTAGTGTACCTATTAGTATAAATGCAACAGAGTAATTGATGAGCTTAGTCTTAGTGACTCCCATTTTTATCTGATACTTACCCCTTGCTATATTGCTCACTATACTTTCACCTGGTGTTTTATTCTTTAATAACTCCAGTGCCTCTTTAATTTCATGAGGATTGATGTTTTCTATTGTCATTCTGTGCCGATTTGTGAGATGATTACTTGTGCAGTCATGTATATTTCAGGTGTGGGATAGGATGCAGCTCCAGTATTCTTAACTTCAAGATTAATTATCTGATTATTTGTAGGATCTACTGTCCATCCTAGCTCAAATACCCCTAGTCCATTGTCTACATCTATGATGATATTGTGAGGATTTTCCCCACTTGCTACCCCATTGATATTAACAATGTAGCTATAAGTCTTTATTGAGTATCCATTAGCTGGCTCTAGTCCACTCATGGTGACATTGACATCCATACAAGTGAGTTGTACATCTACTGAGTAGAAAGCATTGGTAAGTGTAAGGAACTGTCCTATAGTTGCTATCATTGATGAGCTTGTGAATACCTCTTTAGCATGCCATACCATTGTACCAGTGGCTGCTCTATTCTTTAGTACTCCATCACTTCCTCCTCCATACCATATACCCTTATTCTGTACAAGTAATTCCTCACCTCCTACTATGCTATTTTTAGCCTCTCCAGTTACAGTGAGACTCTTACCCACTACTATAGTACCGGTAGCACCTGGATCTTTGACTAAGGTCTGACCATTGAACAGATTAGCAAACCCTCCATTAACTGTACTTAGGGGTGATGTGGATGGTGGCTTAAGACCTCCTTGATTTTGTGACTTATAGCATGTGCTTAGTGCATCATTCCAGTAGTAGCCTATCTGCTCACAGCAAACTTGATTACCTCCATTGAGCCACTGCACTGATCCATCTTTCTCTATAGCTATAGCTGTGTCAGTACATACCAGTAAAATGTCTATACCATCTAGCTTTTTAATCAATGTCACAGCAGTACTCTTATTCATGCCCATGTTATATCCCTGAACTGATAAAACCCTCCAATATGAATTGAATAAAAAGACAGAGTCATTAAAGTTTAGGTTTAGAATATCAGTGACATCAAGATTAAACTGAGCAGTGATCACTTTACTCTCTGATGAGTATAACTCTTGCAGATAGTTGTTATAGTACTTGAGATAAGATGTGTTGATAGGTGCTGAGATGATTGGATGGAGAGGTATCTCTTGAGCAAAGTTTAAGTCATTGCTGGATAGATCCGGTAGAGGTACATCATAGTGACCTATAAAAGGTACATACATTCCGGCCTGCAAACCATTCTCACATTTTATTTTAAATTTATGATCAAAGTTGAAATAGAATATTCTAGCATTTGGATAGATAAACTTGTATTCACTATCAATGAACTTAGGCATGTACCAGTCAGTACTTCCATTCAAAGGCTGGTTAGGTGTAGTGGATGCTTTGACTTCTATTGTATTCTCACCTACAGTGAAGTCACTATCTGTATCATAAAGCTCCAAAGATCCATAAACTCTACCCACTGACTTGTATGCTTGACTAGCTACATCAGCTCCCTCACTGAAAGTGAACTTTTGCTTTCTAGTCTGATACTCTGATGATGGTAGGATACTGATCTCTGCAGTCTCATCAAGTTTAGGTGTCCAGTCTATTGTACCACCCCCAGCTAAGTACTCATCCATAGTCATGATATCCACTACTCCATAGTTTGTATAGTTTGGAATAGCGACAGCATTAGTCAGCTTCATGATATCTTGAATAAAGTCAAGCAGCTGATACTTCTCAGGAGCCATTTTTACTGCTGAGAAGTTACCAGTAGGAACTATATTTACTTTTTCAAATTGGAAGTACTCTACATTTGTAATGATGTTTATAGTACCTCCAGCTGATGGATCTCCAATAGACAGAAATGCTGGCCTGATAACATCATACTGATTGAAGTATCTACAAGTAGATGTATTTGCAGCTTCAACATTATTAAAAGATGGCACTAATAGCTGGCCATTTTCAGGAGCTACTCCACCCCTAGTGTATGCTTGAAACCCTATTGCTTGATCAGGATCACTTAAAAGTAATAAAATAGAGTCTAGTGCTGGCTCAATAGGATAGTCTGATGTACCATTAGGTAATGTAGGACCACCGCTATTGATTGTGCCAGTAGTATTATTTGCCCATCCACTGATAAAAGTAGTACCATTGACTAAGAAACCAGGTACCACTGTCTTAGAGGGATAGGTTAATACTCCACCTGACTCTGCTCTTAAAGTACCTCTAAAGCTGAATTGATAGTATCCAGCTGTAGGTATGGTATAAAGTCCAGTACTTGTATCAAAGTTGCTGCCTATATCTGTAATCTCAGTGAATGTAGTAGCACAAGTAGCTCTATAGAGTCCACTGCCTATACTTGAAAAAGTTAGAGTCTCATCTGTAGTCTGATTAGCTTTGAATTGAATGATATTTCCCTCTTCATTTTGGTACTTTATCTGTCCATCTTTACCCATAAAAGCAAGACACATCTTATCTACCTCGGCTTGTACAGTAGCAGATAATGATATAGGTCTACCATTTTGACCTATGATATAATCATTGATTTTATCTATAAGATATCCACCTTTAAAACATGGTGTGAGCATTTGAGGTGTGATACAATTATCAGGTTGAAAGTATCCCAAATAGCTTGTAGGTGCATTGACAAAAGTACCTTGCAGATCAGATGGATATATCATGAACTGCTGACCCTTATCTATCATGGTCCACATTAACTTATGATCAGAATAATCATTGCCACTTGATACTATAACTCCTCCATCATTAACTGTCTTGCAATTATTCTCAGTAATTGTATGCACTGCATCATCATAGTTAAGAACTGTGAAGTCTTTATCTTTAAGCACTACTCCCAAGTCTACTTGCTCTCCATAAAAAGTGATAGCAAAGTCTGACATTTTACCACTTTTGATAAAGGATGATTTGAATTGTACAAACCCCTCAGAGATAGGTACAGTATCCACAGTGATGATAGCCTTAAATTTCTTTTTTATATTGTTGGCTGTACCATTGTAAGATGCAATATTAAAGTCACTCTGCAGTCCAAACAAATCACAGTTAGTCTGAGTAGCTGGTATCCTGAACTCTTGAGAATAAATGTCACCAGGCTTGAGTGATGTGATGCTATTAAAATTAAAGTTTAAGGAGATGGTATCTTGACCATACAGATCTAAGACTACAGCTCTTCCTCCTTTATCCCATACAGTTAAAATTACATTATTCATCAGCTGATTGTGTTATAGTTAATAGCTTGATAGTCTTGTGCATATTTCAGCTTCAAAGTCAGATTGTACTTAGTACTATTCCTTTCTCTTCTTAGTATGTAGCTATTGTCAGTGATGATCATAGGGATATAGTCTCCCCTACCATCATATAAGACCATGTGTACCACATCTGCTACCATTAAGCTTTCAAGATATTTAAACTCTTCCTCAGTGATCCAGTCACTTGTGATAGTCAGATACTTAGTGACCATGTTCTCTCTGCTCACATATTGCCTATTATCACTCCAGTCAGTAGTGAGCTGACCAGGATTTTCTATGTCTGCTCCAAGTCTACCATAATTACCAAATGGCTTTTTGTATTCGGTCCTTTCAATGTCTATGCTGTCTTGATTAGTCTTGATGAAATTGTAGTAATTCCATCCTCCTTCCTGACCTATCCATCCAAGCTCTATGGGATCATGCTTGCAGTCTGCATCTACTATCACAAAGCACCATTTTACTGAGCATATTGTATTAGTACCAGCCTCTTTGACTTGCACTGTATAAAATGATGTAGTAGCTGGTATACCTCCAGTCCTTAAGTAGTTTATATTACCAGCGAATACCGGCACTAGAGTAATCTCTCCAGCATCACACTTGATAGTGAATGATGTAGTATCAGTAGCTATCAATGTGCCTGAACTTGTATAAAATTTAAGCTCAATATATTTATTGTTTGCATCTTGCAGTGAGCTGAAAGTACCATTATCACTATTGATAACAAATGACCCCATGTTATAGGGTAGAGTAGGTACAAATGTCACTCCTGATCTAAATGCTGGAGGTACTAGTGATGCTAGTCTATCATAGTAGGTAGTGGGTGTGATGTCATTAAAACCTTTGCCGGGTGATGCTGCACTATTGTTTTGATTGAAACTATAGGCATTGTCCCATCCCCAAAATCCCATAAGTGATGTACTTTGAGATCCTATACCATCAGGATCTTGAGTGAATACTCCTCCCACTTCCCATGCCTCATAAACTTCTACAGTTATCCTAGTATTTAATATACCTTGATCATTGATCAGAGCTGCTGATGGACTGTTAGCCTTTGTATTGTGTACATAGGGAAAGTTAAGTCCACTACCTAGATATGTCTTGTTAGGTATAGCATTGATAACATGAGGTCTAAGATTGACTATACCTCTTCCATAGGGATTAGGATGGATATACAAGGTAGTCATATTAGAATTTCCATAGTAATCATTAATAGTAATGTCTACCCAGTATCTAAAACCTGGTTGGCTGTACTGATCACTCAGTGCTGCTATCACATTGTCAAGTCCACCCTTGCTGATATTGTCATAGGTGTTTGTCGGCTGTCCTGTTCTTTCTATAGTTAGTGCCATTTCTTATGCTTTTTTTACAAGTCTAAAAGTATCAAGGAGCTGAACTCTTACATCATCTCCTACTGCTTTAAGTATATCTGGTCCTTTTTTCTCTAGCACATCAATGTATGCATGTTCAAAGTAGTGCAGTCCTACCCTGCCTCTTTCCTTTATAGCTCTTGCTATGAGAAAAGCTATACCCTCTCTCTGACTCTTTGTAGGCTTAGATATAAACTTACCATCCTTATCTCTGAACCTTATATTCTTTCTCTCCATCCATTTGAATATCATTTTAGAGGGTGGCATCTTTGCAGTACCAGCATTCTTAGATGGCATGTAGTATGGATCATCAGTAGGCATCTCCTTAGTACCTTTCTGACCATGCTCAATTACTCCAGCATATTCCTTAGCTCCTCCCACTACATAGAAAGATAGAGATAGATCCGGATTGACCTTTCCTCTTAAACCAGCTTTTAATTTACCACTAGCCACAAAGTTTTTAGTGATGGTCCTACTGACTCTGAACTTAGATACCTTTTGTGATGCTCCTATATTCTGCTGAGCCTCTTTGACTACTAAGTCTACAAACTCTTTGAGGTATTGTTTAAGCTCATTAAATTCCATTCACAAATAAAGTATAAGCTGTGTTAGGATCTTGACATAGCAGATTGACAAAGGTGTCAATACCTTTAGCAGTGATGGCATCTACTATCTCACTATTATTTTTATCATAGGCAAAGCAGATAGTACCCCATTGTCCATCTGTTTTTATGATCAGTTCATAGATACCGCCATCCTTTTCAGTAAGTGTATAATTCATATAGTAATCTTAAATGATTGTCCTGATGTTGCAGCAGCAGCAGCACTACCAGTATTTTTAAACTCAATTTGATACCTATCACCTGCGCTAAATGTTGCATTGTTGGTTGTATCTGAATAAATACCTGCGGCACTACCTGCGGCTATAGTTACACTTACACTGGTTGCTACTGCATTCTTTACAATGGTAACTTGAAGTGATGAGTTGGCTGGCATTGTCGCTGTTGTTCTGACATATAGATTATTGATTGTACAAGCTGCTGCCAATGGTATACTTACTTGTCCTTCTGATGTAGTTCCTGCAACTGTACCATATCTTGTAGTTCCTGCCGCTAAACCAGTTACTGCTCCTGTAATTGTTTGTATAGATGTTCCACTGCCTGCACCTGCATAAGTAGGTACATTCAAAGTAGTACCTACCAAAGTAGCAGCACCACTAGTACCAGTAGTAGTCAATGTCAGTGTGCCTTGCTTACTATTGATCTGAGTCTGTATAGCTGATGTCACCCCACTCAAGTATCCCACCTCTGTACTGGTAGCTGATGATACTGCTACCTTACCACTACCATCACTGACCACAGCTCTTGATGCTGTTAAGTTGCTTGATGTTATAGTAGTAGCAGCTCCAGTGATTGTATCTTGTTTTGATGTCTTTAAGGTATCCAGTGCATTGTCTACATTAGTACCCGAAACAGTACTATCATTGGTCACTTGTGATGCATGTAGCTTTTGATGTTGCCACTTAGCTGGACTGCCACCATACACCCATACCTCATCTGCTGATGGAGTGCCTGACTGCATATCTACTCCATGTATTCTATGTACTGTTGGATTAGGATATGTACCGGTAAGATCTCCTCCAGCACTACCTGATGGAGGGAGAGCAGTTGGTATAGTCTGCAAAGCTCCAGTACCATCAATGAGCTGACTAGCTGAGCCTGCTCCCGAGATTGCTATAGTCCCACTTGTAGTAATTGGTGAGCCACTAACAGATAGAGCTGATGGTACAGTGACTGCTACTGATGTGACAGTACCACTGCCTCCTCCTCCACC